CCATTGTGGTGTATTAAGACCACCTTGAACCATCACTTGACCCTGTGTGCCCGCGCCTAGATTTACAAAATCTGAGCCATTGAAATAGAAGATATCACCAGCGTTGTTTGCTACTGACCCAAGGTCAGACCCTAGTGCTAAGACATCCCAAAACGGGTTAGCTGAAGCTGTCGGCGCGACACCGGTTGTGTTTGCTTTACAGATGAATGACGATCCAGAGTAAGATACTACATCGTCTACCTCGTAAGCGGTCGTGTTGACATACGCCCCACGCCACTTGAACTTAATTTTTCCAAGATCGACTTCAAACATTAGTACCTCACCTTCAGATGTCCATCTGTATCTATCAAGATTGTTATGTCGGACAACGCGAAGAACCAATCAGCATAATCGGATGTATCAAACGTGTTGTTTGCAGTGCCGTGTGTCCACTGTAGAACACCATCAGAATTTACTGACAGCCCTTGAAACTCAGTTTGTACTGACGTGTTGTATGGCTGGAAGGTAGCCCCATCACTAATCTTGAGTGTATCGGTCTGTGTATCAAACCACATACGTCCTTCAAGTTGCGCTGGTGCTGTATTTCCATGCTTATAATAATTGTTAAACCCAGCAATCTCTGTAGCAGTACCACCAGCCGCGATGTCTGTAATCGCTTGTAGTGTGCCTGAGACAGCCGTGATGTCCGTGATATTGTTTCCCACGTCTACGATAGCAGTTAGGTTAGCGTTGACGTTGTTGATTGCTGGTAGGTTCGTAGAGATAAATCCCTTAGTTACCGCATCGTTGTTATCAACGGGGTCGGCAAGGTCAGTAAGTCGCCTATTCGATCCATCCCATTGATCCAAGGCGTTCTTTGCCAAGGTAAGTTCTTTAACATCATTCGCTTCTTGCGCTAGATAAAAGCCCTGCAAGCTATCAGTATCAAGAATTTCTTCAGACAGAACAGAACCTGTCTGGTAGTCAACCAGCCGTGCAGCCGGTGATGTCTCACGGGTCAGTACAACGATTGCCCCAAATGGCGCAGTGTTAACCAATTGTATCTGCCCATCGTTAAGCCAGTTGAAATCTGTTGTAGCAACACCGTTCACTGATACTTTAACGTGAGACTTTTGAAGGTATCCAAAGTTAACATTGAAGTCGGTTTCACCCGCCGCATCGTTAACCGTGTATACATCTCTAGCAAAAGCCATTTGTATCTCCTGTAAAGATGCGGGGGCATTTCGCCCCCACGTTGTTAGTTGTCTAAAATCACGTCAGCTATCTGCTTGTATAGCTTGAACGGCATCAGCTTAGTTCCGACCTGACTCATACGGTCACCATCGCCAGCTATTGTGGCATCAGTTAAATCCCAGATGTCGTTGATAAGACCACCTGACGGCCCTGCAAGCAGAGCCAGACGGTTCTTTTCCATCGAGTATCGGGATGCACCTGTCATGCCTAGCTGTTGAGAAGCGGCTGATATTGGTGTCGATAGGAACATTAAGAACCCAGCGCGATCCACAATATCGTATCCCCACTGACCTAGTGATCTCTGCTTGATCTCACCAGAACGCTTGAGGTCTGTTGCCGCCACAATGCCATACCCAAGACCGGCTGCTAGTACCATAGACATAAATGCTTGCATATCTCCGTACCCTGCCATCCGCTGGAATGCGGGTAGCATATACTTATTGAGACTTACGAAGCCGTATGTCTGGAACTGTAGCACCATCTTTGCATAGTTATTTGACATCAGGAACGGCGTGTCGCCCTTGCCTGGCGTCATAATGGCTCTTGTAGCTACATTGTTTAGTGCGATGTTTACAGCTTCATAGGCTGTCTGACCTTCTTTACCTTCGTCAAGCCAGCGACCCATGTTTAACTCATACACACCCTCAACAAGTTCCGGCTCATGTTTAGCCATCATCTTACGAACAGCGCGTATCTCATCTGCACCTAGACCCAAACTAGCCATCTCAGCGATGATCTTTTGTGATTGAATGTTATTGGCAGAAGCCGCCGATAAAATAGAATCCCAGCGAAGCATATGTCTGACGAAAGTGTCTTGCATCTGCACCATCGCTAGGGCTTTCATCCGCGTGTTCCACCACGACATCCCAGAACCAATATTAGTTGCCTCTGACAGACCACCGATAACACGGTCAGCCGTACTTGTGGTGTAGTGAGTCCAAGTTCCGTAGTCACCAACGCCGGTCATTTCCCGCGCAGCTTCCGCTTGGTTCATCTTCATCACAGTACTGTTGTGTAGGATACGTTCAGACCCAATAGCCAACAGACGGATCTCACGGTTACTCATACCAGACATCGTCCTGTTCCATGCCTTGAAGTTCTTGGCAGTGAACACACCGAAGCCTGATGTAAACGTGACGTTAGCTAAGTCAGCCGTAGACGGGATTAAGAAGCCAGAACCATAACGCACATAGTTAATCTGACGCGCTAATTGTGAAGCCCAGGCCAGCATCGACTCAGCCGAATCCGGTACACCTAGAACCCCAAGCATCCTAGCGAAGCCATTCTCTACGTCTTTCAACGCAGTCTTCTCTTGCTTCTCTAGCTGACGTAATCGTCTAGGTTTTCCCTGCGCTTTGTTCTTTAGCTGTCTAAAGTCTTCCCGAATGTCTGTCTGTATATCCTTGATCATCGCATCGATGCCTTTGTTACCAAACACATCATGCAGTGCAAAGCGTGTAGACAGGTCGTCAGTTGACCGCATCAGAATGCTGTACAAGTCAGCCTGTAGATATCCTTTCTCGATAGCTACGCGGCGTTCTTCGTTAGTCATACGAATGTGTCTACGCTTGGTACGACCGGACTCTGTAATGATAAGTTCAGAGTCAAACCCACCGAATGGGTCTTTCTTCCGGTTACCCAGCTTTTGCACCAGATCATCGACATACAGATGAAGAGGGGCTTTAGTCTCAGCTTTCTTAGCGTCACGCTTCAGCTTCTTCAGATCACGTTTAGCCTTACGCGCAGTCTTCTGCGTGTCTTGAGCCATCTTTGTCTTGAACTTCTTGAGGTCAATAAGTTGTTTCTTACGGGCAGTTGCTTCAGTAAGAGACTTGCTGAATGCCTCAAGCTGTAAGTCAAATGCTTCTAACTCACTTTGTTTCTTTTTGATCTGACTATTCAGGTTACGAATACGTTCCTGTAGAGTAGCTAAACGCCGGCTGCTGACTGGTTTCTTAGCGGCTTCCTTGACTGCCGCGTCAAGTGCATCATCACCAGACAGACGTAGTTCGTTGTCAGCTTTGATAACTTGTTCACGGGCAAAGTCGTTGTCCGCCTTAGATGCCATGTTGCCTTCGTCTTCAACCATCTTCAGCAATGCTTCAGCTTCTTTTACTTCCGCCCCACGCTTAGATTTATTCTTAGCGGTGGCTTTAGTAACATCATGAAACTGATTAAGACGTATCTTGACTTCCTCTTCAGCCGCTTTCAGTTCTTCTTTAGCTTTCTTACGTTCAGCGACCAGCTTATCGACAGCCGTCTTACGCCGCTTACGCAACGCAAACTTCTTGTCTAGTAGCTTCTTCAGTTCATCAAGAGAAGCATTCTTAATGTCAGTCCAGTTAGTGCGCTGGGAACGAGCGGCTAGTACAGCCTCACGGCGTGTTCTAACCACGGCATCTTCCGCTTCTGCAATCTTAGCTTCTAGCTGGGCTTCTTCTAATGTCTTTTCCCCAGCCATCCACTCTTCAAGCATCTCACGCTTTTGGATCTGACCTTCTTCTACTGTGAACTTTGTGGTCTTCCCGTTCACGGTTACGCTGACTTCTTCTTCACCTAGTTTTGCAAACTGTTCTGGTGACAGTCCATATTCACCGATGAATTCATCAGTCGGACGTGTGCCGAAGATTTGCATAAAGAAGTTGAATGCACCGTCAGGGTCATTGCGAATACCACGCGCATCCCACATTTGGGCAACACCATACTCGCGACCTAAGTCTTCGAAGTCGTATCCTTTCTCTCGCATCACTTGAGCGTTAATCTCATTCAGCGTGTGGATACGTTCAGCTTGGCGTTTCACTGCGTTGACAATCAGGTCTGCACCGTCTTCCCCAAAGCGGGCAATCAGGTTATCCATCTCTTCAATAGTGATATCATCAAACAGTTGCTTGAATGTTAAGTCATGAAACTCCCATTCATTCAGTACCCTGTCAGATGTCAGTGCGCGTTGTCTTGGTTTAGCATCACGCCCTGCTAGTATATCTTTGCCTAGCTGTTTAGCACGTTGTCCAGCGTCTGCTGCGGTGGCGGCAGTCTCACTAAACTTCTTACCACCGGCTAGATCAACACGAAGCTGAGTGTATTCACTGTGTGCCTGTGCCAGTACTTCGTTCTCGAAGCGTTGCATATGCACCAGCTTACGGTCTTCTACACTAGGTTTAGCAATACCGTTCCTATGACCCTCAGTCATAATACCGCCGATATTAAACATACTCTCAGTGTACTCACGCATTTTCTTCGAGTATGACGTTAGCCCACGCACGACCGGCGACACCTTTGCGCCAAGTTTTAGCGTGGCGTACTCACCAGCTTTACCGATAGCTTTGATAGGAACTCTCGCCGCACCTTGCGCTGTCAATGCGCCGGACTTAGCAAGTTCAGTTGTCTTACGCGCAGCCGCGCCCACAGACTGACCAACGTCAGACTCTGCGACAACTTTCCAAGTAGTCTCACCGTTCTGGAAGATAGGCTTTAGAACAGCATTCTCTTTCATGCCTGTGCCAATACGCCCGATGCCTAGACTTACAGGATTATTCGGATGTAACGGATTGTTCTTACCTTTGTAGTACAACGGTGACTGTGGATCGAGCGCACGACCGAAGACACCAAAGCCCCCGCCGATTACTGTACCACCGATGGTATTGTAGATAGACTCATCGAGCGTCCGTAGTTCCTGTCGTGTATGTAGTGCGGCTTCCTGTACGGCTGAGTAATAACCACCAGCCAACGCCCAGCTACCAATACGCCCTAACGTGTTAGTTTTCTTAGCTAGACCCAAGCCGGGCACAAGTGTTGTGATGTCAGCAAAGCCCGCCAGACCGCCAACCAGCATACCGGCAAAGTTACCATTTGCTAACTGGTCGCGGTACATCTGGGCTTCCCGAAGACGTTCTACACGAAGATTAAATTGTTTCTCATCGTACACATCATCGAACAGGTAGGACTTAATGTGATCTTCCATGTCCTGTAAGCTGTCACGATTATCAACAAAGTATCTATAAGGATTGAAGCCGCCAGGTTTGTACTCGAAGTTAAAGTAACGCTTGTCTGCCGGTACGATACCGTAGCGAAGCATATCGCCCACCAGTGTTTCTTGCATATACATCTCGTAAGTCGTAGCGAAGAAACCTAATTCACCGGCGGACTGTTGTGCAACGTAGTCACTCCCAGAAACGGCTTGTCTATTGGCAATGATCTGTTGTCGATCATACATAGACTCAGGCATATCTTGCTGAGTGAAATGACCGCTGTCCGCAAAAACTGGATCAGCCATTTAGTTCTCCTTATAATACCAATCTGAATTTGAATGCTGGCTTATCGCCTCTATCGTCTTCACCACCGCGCACTTTGCTGTAAGCAGACTGACGTTTCTTCATGCCGGTGAAATCGTAGGTGTCTTCGATGATGATGCGACCGCTTTCATCGCGTGACCATGTGAAGCGACCAATAGTCAAACCCAAAGCCAACACTGGATCGAAGCTGTCTTGTGCTAGTTTAGCCATGCTGATGTATTTATCAGCCGTAGCCCCTAGTAGACTGTCCGTACCATACGCGGCTTCGTGTAGTTCCTGATCGTTAGGGCGATAGATGCCCCGCTTTTCGTACTCAGATTGAATACGTTTCAGACCAGACGCTGCGCCAACAACCTCAGACAGATACATCCCGTTTACTTCACGGATGCCGAAGAACGTGTCGTAGTCTTCGTACTGTGCAGAAGTTTTCCCCTGCGACTCTAGCCACATAACAAAGTTCTTCAGAGTATCCATCTCGTTTTCATTGAAGAAATCGTTGCCGTATGTTTCTGTCTCGAAGTTGAAAGTAGACTTCTGCAACTTATAGAAACCATACGCCCGCGCTGGGGTAGATATCTGAGGTCTTGTTAGCTTTTGGAATAGCGTTGGGTAAACCACGCGAGATATGTCGTTGATGTCGCCCCAACGTATTGGGTCTTGGTTCTTCGGCTCTTCACCTCTAGTAGAAGCCCGCACGTTAAGGTTATCAGGACGTGGCTTTGGTGTAGGAATCGGTACATCAGTTGATGCGCTTCTGTCATACTTTGGTGAACCATCGTCTAGTATTTCATCCAGTGTCTGCCCCGTTCCCGGCACAAGTGGCTCAGTTGTTATCTGAGGCTGATTTGTAATCTCAGCGTCATGACCTTGTACTGCCAGCATCGTTAGCAACTTGTTTGGTCTGTTACTAATAGGTGCATCAAACAGATTACGCCGACCCATTGGGTTTAGTTCATCTGCCTTTGCTGTACTAATTCCAAACAGATTAGCAAGCTGAAATCCACTAGACCTTAGATCATCACCTTTAGCGACCTTTGTCCACTCTTGGTCGTATCCGAAGAACATATCGTGTTCTCGTTTACGTCTGTTGTCGAGGGCGGGCAGTTTGTTTCCGTTGGACTTGTTGAGGATTTCATAGCTGACATCCGCCGCCGAACCAGCCTTGAGATGTTTCGTAAGATTAGGGCCGATAAGGGCGGGCGCGTTGTAGGCCATACTGACCAGAGCAATCCGTTGGGTAGCATTGAGGGGAACTCCTTCTAACTTTGTTGACACTACTCGTTCTGCGTCCTTGACAGCCGCTTCGAATAGCAACCGTCCTTGACGCTCTGTTATTGTCGTTTCCCCCGACATCAGTTTACTGAAGCCTTTAGCGTCCAGCTTTAGTACTTCTTTGGCGAGGTCTGCATTTGCGTTTAGGTTCAGACCGTACCCAATGTGTGGAACGCCATTTAGCATATACGTTGTATTACGATATTGCTCTTCCGCCGCGATAAACTCGAAACGTGAGTTCATGTAGTTTTGATCTTCAGTGTCAAAGGCTTTAGGGCCTTTATGGTTCAAGACCATGTTCTGTATGTTCTGATTAGCAGACTCAATGTTGTTACCATAATAGTGTTGCTTCACAGAGCCATCGGTGGGTGACATATAGCCACCCGCCCGAAGGTTACGAGATAGGTCACTGAAGTACTGGTGTGTCCATTCAGACTCACTCGTAATCCCGTTATGAGGAGTGACGGTACTCGCACCTTTCTTTTCAAAATATTCGGACATTCCCGCCATTATTTATCTCCTTATGGATAGACCATGTCAGGGTCATTAGTGAATGATGTGTTCTGCGATGGTTGCCAATTGCTTGACTCAGCAAGAGCCTGTAATTCTGTCTCCATCATTGTGTCACCATCAACCTTCAGAAAGTGTGGTTCTACAGCTAGTCGATAGAAACTAGGGTTAGTCGCACTGTCAGGGATTAGACGGATAGCAGGGTTTACATAACGCTTGAGTATCATTTCGTCAGACACAATATTTCCTGTAAGTGTAAACCTACGCTCATTATTATCTTCTAACTGATAGAATGCGTATGGTTGCCCATCTTCCCGATACTGTAGGTTGCCCTTCATTTCCTTACCGATGGGCAAATTGACACTGACACCATTGGACGTAACAGCATACAAGTTTGCACCCTGAAGCGCGTAGTGGGTGTTGTATGACACATCAATGTCGTCACCATCTTCAATGATGTCCGTACCGGTGCCTGGAATCACCAAGTTCCGTAGACCATCAGGAATACTGTCTACAGCCTTATTCATGTTGCCGACTGTATCCTCAAAGATACCGGATGGATTTCTGACGTGATTGCCAATCGGTATGACGTTGTTAGGAACTTCACGCATAGGCATGAGTTGCCCACCGTTGATGACCATTCGTGAGGAAGCTAAAGCCGCCACACGTTTCTTTAGTTCATCAGGATCAACAGAACCATTACCGCTGTTACGCATCTTGACGATTTCATCTTCAGTAATCTGACGCAACATTCGGTTACCAGCGTCACTGATGTTAGGTGTCGAGCCGTTACCAAATATGAACCAGCCATCTAAAGACATATTCTCTTCAACTTGCTCAGACACACCGTTGAAGAATTCGTCTACCGCTGGCTGTCTTTCGCTCTTCTCTAGATCCGCATAGTCCTCAACGATGAATGACTCGATGCCCGCTTCACGAACAACTTTACGAGACTCCACAATCTCTGGACTATTCGCTTGAACCATTTCGAAATCGATAGTTCCATCACGACTTGCTGTAATAAGCCCCAACTTACCAAGCTGGTCACCCATCGCTTGGTTTACGATATTGTAATCAGCACCGCCAATATTACGCAGTACGTTAAGGGCGTTAGCGTGTTGTGTGCTATCAGGTGACTGTAGACCAGCTACAACCATCTGAACGGCATCATCTGGAAGATCACCGAATCTGGCATAATAGGCATTCATAACTTTACCAGCCATTGCGCCAGCCATAGGATCACGATTGACTAGGAAGTTATACTTCATCTCCCCAAGCATCTCAGGCAGTATCTTCTTTGCATCTTCTGCTGTCATTCCGGGGTGTAATTCCCCCGTATCTGCTAGATGCTCTAGACGCGCAAATCCCGTGGTAAGACCGCGAGTGGTTGTCACATGATCATTATGCTGACTTTTAGCTTCTGCCAGCATACTCATGTTGACGCCCGGTGTATTTGCCAGCTTACCTAGTTCAGCTTGTAGCCCCATCAGCTTTACTGTTCGTGCCGCCATGTCACCATCTGTCTCAGTGATGACTTTAGACAGCTTGGTTGAAAACTCTGCGACAGCTTTCTGACCACCGGCGGTTACAAACGCCTGTTGCTTCTGATAGACAGACTGACGTAGCTGGGCGATGTCCATAGGAAACCGCTCTGCTAATGACTGTGCGGTAACACCGACAGGTT